CAAAGTAATCCGCGAATTTGAGAGACGTTTAGTCATGATGGCCTTCCATCCTACTTATCATGATGCCCTGCTAAAACACCTTAGGGAACAATACGGTCTTCGAGTGTTTGGAACATTTGGATCTATGTATGATTCTCTCTACAGACGATTATCTGGTTCACCTGAAACAGCGATTTTAAACTCGTGTTCAATGAGCCTGCTCGCTTACGTTGCGCTCCGCAAAACCAAAATTGACGGAGTGTATATACAACCTGATCAAGCCTACGCATCCATGGGAATATATGGAGGTGATGATGGTTTGACCCCAAATGTTACAGCACACACTTTCTCACAAGCGTGCCAGTTGTTTGGACAGGAATCAACAGCGGAAAGCATTCCAGCAGGCCAATTGGGCGTAAAGTTTTTAGCCCGCATTTATGGACCCAATGTCTGGTATGGAGATCCCACCTCCTGCACTGATTTACCAAGGGCGTTGTGCAAATTTCATGTCACAAAACAAATGCCACATGGTATTACACCTGAGCAAAAACTTCTTGCAAAAGCCCAGTGTTTCTACGGTTCTGACCACGATACACCAGTACTAGGCAAATATTGCGCCGCAGTGATACAAACATTGAAACCATGCCCCATATCAGATGCTCTCTTGCACGATTTGGGTATGTGGAATTCACACATCTCATTTGAAGATCAATATCCGAATGAGGGTGAATGGATGTATGACTACGTCGCAATGGTATGCCCCGAGCTTAATATAGATTTGTTTGAACAATACATTTCTGCACCAGAAGTAAATTTGTTACAGCCTCCATTAATACAAGAGCAAACTGATGACTATTTTGATGAACAGGACACAGTAGTTTTGAATGGGGAAATACTATTTCCAGATCCATACAAACCGCGTAAGTCACGCGATGTAAAACCTCAAATATCAAAGCTGAACAAGAAACCACTTCGTTCACGCAAATTTCCACCACGTAGACCCAGACTTCCAGAGAAACCACATGGAAAGTCAAACAAGGTTCCACGTGGCCACAACACTGACTAATCAACGAATGCGGTAAGGGCAGCGAGATCCGATTCTCTCGCGATTACTTTCTAACAAGCTTTGCCCCTATCCGTGAAAAATAATCGAACTTTCATCAAGCATGACACAACAACTCGCTTTAATCAACATCCCCAAGCAGACTCCACGCCGAAGGATGGCGACTCAACCTTATTTAGTAGGTTCTATTCCTAATGTCCCAAATGTCAACAACAAAAAGCCCAAAAATCGCAACCGGCAGTTGCCTAAGAAGCAACGCAAACCGAATGCACCAAAAAGAAATTTACCCAATCAAATTCGCGCACACATTTCCGCTTGTGCTCTAATGTATGCCTCAGCATTATTGGATCCACA